CAGCCAAGGTCTCTACACGAATCCACATGCTCTTCTGCGCCGTTTCCTTTACTCAAAGGAAAGTCTGTTGCCAAGTTATCAAAATAATCTAACCCCATCATGGTTCCACCACTGGGCTAACGAACTCGTCGAGTACGGGGTCATACGTCATGCCTTGACCTGCGTACTGGCCTCGAAAGTTGTTGTTGTACGAGGTTTGTAGCCATTCGCCTTCGATACCGATAGCAGCGATGAACGCTTGGCCGATAGGTTCCGAGTCAGGATAGTCACCACCGCCACAATCAGAATTATCTATCACGATCACGTTGCGAACGATCTGGTATTCGTCTACTTGCGCGAAGTGAGCCATTATATTTCCGTCCTTACCACTACGAATCCTGATCCACCGTTGCCGCCGGTATTCCGGCCACCGCCACCGCCACCGCCAAGATTGGTTGTACCTGCTGCACCAGTGTCGCTGTTAGATCCGGCCCCGCCGCCACCCGAACCGCCAGCGGCCGCAGTGCCACCGCCACCCGCGTAAGCACCGCCACCACCGCCACCCGCGTAAGTGGTCGCTGTGTTGTTGTTGAAAGACGAGTTTTTACCGGCCCCGCCCACCCCAGCGACGCTTCCTGAGGTGTTAGCGCCAACGGCACCTGCACCACCGCCACCGCCGCCGGGTCTGCCGCTTCCACCCGTAGAGTTACCACCGGCAAAGCCTGTAGGAAGCGCTGCGCTTGCACCAGTGAAAGATCCGCTAGTGAACGGTTTAGCCCCACCACCGTTACCACCAATTTGGGGGGAAAGTGTAAAAGTACCACCGCCACCGCCACCGATACCGAAAACACCAGCACCCGTTGATATGTCGGAAACAACCGCCGATGTGCTTCCGTTGCCTTGGACGCCGGAAAACCCGCTACCGCCCGCGCCGACGATTATTCTCACAGTTCCAGCGACGGCTAGTCCAATGTTTTCAGAGAATCCACCTCCACCGCCGCCACCGCCGCCTGTACCGCCGGAAAACGTACCACCGCCTGAACCACCACCGCCGATAACCAACGTGTCGCACACGCCGTCGGTCGTGCATGTCAAAGTGTTACTAGAGTTAAAAACGTAGTACTTGTATGTTTTGCCGCCGGTCGTGTATTGCCCTGTTTCGGTATCGGAGAATACTGCGTTACCAAGCAAACCGGAGAAAGGGATGAACGTCCATGTGTTGCTTGCAGTGCGGACTAGGCTTCCCCCCTTTGACGTCTCAAGAGTGAGTGGTGTGCCGTTGATAGTCACATCGGCAGCCGGGGTGATTGTCACAGTACCAGCGCCAATGTTCAGGAAGTTGAGTTGCGTGTTCGCTGCCCATGCGACGGAAGCTTGCGCAGGGATTGTGAGTGTTACCGCTGACGCATTGGACAGCGTGACGGTTTTCCCGGCATCAAGTAGCACCGCGCTGTACGTCGTGCCGGTTTGCGTGTTTTGAGTTGGTGTCGCACCCGGTTCCGAGTATTTCAATCCACCCGCCGAGGCAGTGTCAGCCATAAGCACTTGACCGTCAGGGCCAACCGCGAGACGCAGCGGGGTGTTGTCCGCGCTGGCGACAATGAGGTCGCCTTTCGCGTCATACAAGCCGGAACTAATCTGGCTTGGCAGTGAGATCCACGCGGTCACACCGTCGCCTATTTTGAAGACGCCAGTATCAGTTTCCATGCCGGGTTCGCCCACAGCAAGGATCGGGTTCGCTGTCACCCATTCGGCAGCGGTTGCGCGCTTCATCCAGAATTCGACGATCTCGGTTGTTGTCATTAGGCGAGCCCTCCGTCAATGATTTTCGTGGGGATGGAAGTCGGAGAACCACCATCAAGGTTTTTCGTTGGGACAGAGTCGGGAGAACCACCGTCGTAAATAAGGTTCGGAATAAGGACAGACCACGTTGTTGAGCCGTTGCTGCCAAGCGTCAATGTGCGCACGCCGTAATCGATGCCAGACGCCGGTGTCCACCATCGCCAAACGCCACCAGGTACAAGTGCTGCGGCCATGCGCTGCCCGTAGCCACGCACTGATGTTTCACGAACATAAATATCGACAGATACGGGCGTCGGTGCTGCGCCAACAACAGCGCCGGCCACGGTTGTAACCTCAAGGGAGGCTGTGGTGCTGTCGGCGGTGACGCTCACTGTTCCAGGAGCAACGGATGTGTAGGAAACGAACACGCGCGCGGTTGCATATGCCGACCACAGACCAGCGTTCTTGACCCGTAGCTGCACATGCTCGTAACGATTGTTGATCTCAAATGCCACGTTCAATGTGCGCAAAGGAACCGAGGTTATTTCGCCTGTGTCAAAGTAGACAATCGCCGTGTTTGGTGAGCCGGCATTATCGGCAACACGTCGCGCTTGATAGTCGGTCTGTGAAGGCGCGGACCATGAGAGCGTTGCCGTGTTGCTGATCGTCGCGTCAACTGTGGGCGCGGTGATTGTTGGCGTCGAGGGTGCTGCGGCGGCAGTGAAAAACTCGCTCGCTGAATATGGGCCGTCTGCCCCGAGTGCGTCGTAAGTCCGTACCTGCCACTCGAAGTCAGCGGCGGTGAACGTGGCACCCGCAATATCGCGGAAGTTGTTCGGCGTTGTTTCCGTGGTATCAGTCCATGAACCTGCGCCCACAACTCGGTAACGCAGGTCGTATTGGGATTGCGTGTCGCCTGGATCAGGGTCAGAGAAAGTCCAGGAGAATCGCTGCGTGATGCCTAAGTCAATGACGATGCTGGCGATAGGTGCTGTGAGTGCTGGGGCGTTAGGACTAGCCATCAGGTTTCAACTCCTTGCACTAATGGGACAGCGGGATTCCGAACAGTGATCGTCACGCGCGCGTCAAGTGCGTAAGTCGCCGAGTTGAGTGCGTTAGCCGGTGAATCAACTGTCGCGCCGTCGACGATCACTCGTAACGGTGATGCTTGCGTGATCGTTCCTTTCGTTTGAACGTCAGCCATTACGCGCTCACCGCCTTTAATGTCCATCGTCCAGGTGATCCGTCCAGTGGCATGGTCCACGAGGACACTTGGCATTTGTCGCTGTCGCCTGCGTCGATTAGTTGCACAATGTCGAAATGTCCAGCGATAGGCAACGGATCGACGGTGATCTCGAACGTGCGCGAGACTGCTTGATCCGTTGCCACAATTCGATCACCTTGAGAAACCAGAGATGCTTGATCGGCTGCCTCTAGGTATTGCACCGGCGCGCGGACTGTGCGCCCTAATGCTGCGACAGAGGTTCGACCCGTTGACGGATTAGTCACGGTATACATTCCCGCGCCCTCTGTGGGTTGAGTGCTCGCATCTTTGCGAACGAAACGCCACCAATTACGAGCAGCCCAAACATCCGAGGCGAGCGAGCGATCCTCACCCACGAGGTTCGTTGTCAGATTGGCTGTGTCAAAAGTCCATTCGACCGGGCGCACTGACGGATCTTGATATGGACCAGAACGGAAAACGCCGTCCTCATTCGCCCATAGTCCGCGGTAACTGATAGCAGAAAGTAGATCGTTAATAATCCGCAGCCACGACGAAGGCGAATCAGGTGTGAGCGCCCATACCATCGGGGCTGGCAGCGTCGTTGATTGCAACGTGCCGTCGAGTTGTACCGTTGAGCCAACACCTGATGCCGTGATAACCGCTTGGACAGCGGCTAGATATGTCACGCCTGATGCCACCATGTAAGTATCCGATGGGCCAGCTTGCAGGAGGTAGATCAAGTCAAAGCCCGAAACGTCAAACGAGGCTGGTGTCTCGCCGCGCTTACTGTCAGGTGTCGTCAGGACGAACACGCCAAGGTTGAAACGGGCAGTCACGCCATTGTCGGAAAGTGTCAGGTACGGGCGAACACGATCTTTGCCCCACGCGAGTTCACGCGAGATCGCCAGGTTGCAGGTGCCGTGAACGTCGGCGTAGTTGCTGCGATCCACCTGACCCGAGAGCAAGTCGTTAGTGATGTCCTCGACCAGCACGTTCGCGCTGTCGAGTAACTCAAGTCCAGCACTTACTTCCACGCGCGGACCCGTTAGCAGAGTGGTGACTTGCGCCGCTGTGAGTGCGTTGCGTGGCGAGGCTGTGAGAACCTGCACTAGACAACCTCGGTAAATGAAACCTCTGTGAGACTGATGCCTGCGCTCGCTGTCGTATCACCTTGCGTTTCATCGACGCCGGCAGTTATATACGCAGCCCAGATTTTGCGACCACGATCATCACGAACGAGCACGATTTGGCCGACATGACTTTCCAGCCAAGTGACTTGTGTGCGATCCAACTCGGGCAGGTCAAGGGAGATGTTGCGTGGAGTGCCAGCCTTGAGCACCAGTCGAGTACGACCGCCTGCATATTGCCGAACCTCGCCGGATTGCGAGGTCGCCACAGCGAGGGCAGACATCAGCGGGAATGACGCGTAATCGCTAGGGTCCGATGCTGCATTGAGCCAAACTGTGTCAAGCAGAATAGAAGCCAACTAGATCACCCCTGTCTTTCTAGTTGCTGAATGAGTCGTGCTTGACGTGCAAGCTCTGCCGCGAAACGATCACCGAGAGCAGCAATGTCTGCACTCGTAGCGCCACCGCCTGCACCAGCAACAGCGGCCTTGCGTGTGGCTGGGGGAGCCATATCCAGTGAACCGTTGGGGATGATGTTGCCGGCGAGGTTGGGTTGAAATAGTTCAGGCCCCTTCTCGCCAACGAGGAATGTTCCACCGCGCCAGACTGGGCCACCGAGAGCGCGCTCACCGTCAACCTTCTGTGAAATAACCTTGTTTATTGTTGTCACGGTGATGGTGGCGGTGCGGTCCATTTTGTTGGCAAGGTTGTCCATCAAACGCATTAACCTCGTTCGACCGTTACCTTTAGGACCGAAACTCTCGACGAACGCAGACACCATTTGTTGTGCTGACGTCAAGCCGGCACCGTAATAATTAGTTCCTGCAAGGAGACCAACTTCATCGGCTGCGGCTTGAGTTGACGAAACGAGATCGTTAGTTTCCGTGATAGCGGCGACACCGCCAGCGATCAGACCGTCCATGATGACAATGCCCGACGTTGTTCCAGTAGCGATCACCTGTTGCAGTGCCGCCTGAGACAGTTTCATTGATATAACAGTTTTCACGCGCTCAGCGAATACCGCAGCCTGCTCTGCCTGCTTCGTAAGAGCGGCCATGAACGTAGTCCCTAAACTCGTGCCAGCCGTTTGAGCAGAGGTGAGCGCCGCTTGCGCGGAACCGAGGGCCGCCTGTGCCGTTGCCACGCCCCGTTTGTCTGCATCCGAAGCATCTTTTTCTGCTGCCTTAGCCTGAGCCTCAGCGAGGGAATTCCCTGCCTCTGCGACTACCTTCTGAGCTGCAATGATTGCGGCAGAGCGATCACCGGCCCCGCTGAATGCTTCACCGAAATTAAATCCCGCTGTGATGGAATCCGACACTGACTTTGCGAAGTTCTGCATCTCGTCTTGGATCGTCTTAACACCTTCTCGGAGTTTCCCAAGGGTGTCCTTGAACGCTTCCTGTACGGAGTCAACCATTGCAGAACGCGCAGCCTTACGAGCTTCTGGCTCTTTCTCTTGCATCCCTTTAACGAAGGCAGAGACGACGCCGCGACCAATCGTTAGCGAGCTCTCACTGACCGCTGGGAATGATGTCTCGATTCCCTGCTGTAAACCATCAACGATATTTGCGCCGATCTCTGCAAACACTTTCGACGGCGAGGCGATTCCGAGAACCTTCTTTACGAACCACGGCAGTGAGTCAATCTTCTCTTTGAAGAAATTCACGAAAGCATTCCACGCATTAACGATTCCATCTTTGATTCCATTAACGATGGCTGATCCAATTTCAAGAAACTTCTTGCCTATGCCCGTGAAGATGCCCATGAAAGCATCCCACTTCTTTTGCACATCGTTTTTGAATGTGACGAAGCCGTCAACGATGAAACCGATAACCTTTTTAATGGCCGGCCATACTGTTTCGCTGAACCAATCCACGACAGTTTCCACGACAGCGCGGATACCGTTCCAGACTGTTTTGTAAACGGTCAGCACCGCTTTCACATAGGTGCTGATCGCATTAAACACAAATTGCAAAACAGGCATGACACGGGTTTGGAAGAACCCGACAACAAACTCCACTGCTGCATGGATCGCGTTCCAGGCAGTCTTGTAAATAGTCAGCACAACCTTCACGTAGGTGGAGATCGCGTTAAACACGAATTTCAGCACCGGCATCACGTAATTTTGGAAGAATCCGACAACCGCCGCGACGACTGTTTGAATACCAGACCACACCGAGTCAATGATGTTGCGGAATGCGTCGAATTTGAAGTAGGCGACAGTGACAGCAGCAACGACAGCGACGATTGCGAGGATGAGTAGACCGATGGGGTTCGCGGCCAGGACTACGTTCAAAACACCTGTGATAGCAGCCCACGCAGCGGTTGCAACTCTAACGACAGCAATGATTCCGCTGTAGACCTGCATCGCAATAACGACCGCACCGACACCAGCGGCGAGGGGTATCAACCAGCCCTCGTTCTGCTTGATCCATTCGACCATCGCCTGCAATGCGGGGACGATTGTGTCGGTGATGTACGAGCCGAACGATTGCAGCGCGGGCAACGCAACACTGACAATAAAGTCAAACAATGGCTTAATGCCGTTTTCATAAACGTTTGTCAGAATGGTGCGAAAAGTACCACCAACGCCAGTGCCATTCTTGAAACCCTCAACGAAGCCGTCAATCGCAGGCAGAACACTGGTCGTTATGAAATTCGTCAGTTTCGTGACAACAGGCAACAAGAAGCCGCCTATTTTTGTCTTTAAGTCATCTGTTGCCGCCGCCGCGATGCGCTGTTGATTCGCCAGCCCATCCGAGGTCCGGGCGAAGTCGCCTTGAGCGGTCCCTGTCTGTTTCATAATGAGTGCTTGAGCAGCGAGTGCCTTAGTCTGCGGGCTCATCGCCTCTTTAGTCGTCTTGATGAGACCCATCTTTAAGGCTTGCGCCTTGAGCGTCGCGTCATTCATGTTAACGCCGAACCTCTTAAGCGGCTCCGTTTCACCAGTCAGTCCAGATTGAAGTGCAGCCAGGGCTTCTTCAGGTGACGCATTGTTAAAGCTCGCCAGGTCGCCGGCAAGTGTCACCATTTCTTGTGATAACGCAGCAGCCTTCTTTGGTGCAATTTCTAGCGACACCAGAAGGTTTCCGAGACCGCCTGTCGCATTAAGGTAAGCCGTCTTTGATAAACCCATAGCCTGTGCTGACGTTTCCGAGGCAGCCATGATCGCGTCGGCCTGCTTGCCGAAAACGACACCCACCTTGGACGCTGACTCAGATAGGTCGGAGGCACCGTCAACGGCACCCTTGAAAAACGCCACTCCAGCCGAAACCGCGAAGAGCCCGGCGAGTGGTGCAACAAAGGACTTCGCTGAAGACAAGAGTCCCCCACCGAACCGTTTACCGCCTGATTTTCCAGCCCCCGCGAGTTGCGGGTTGACCTGCTTTGAGAGAGCAGAGCCAAACCCCTTCGCGCTCGGAATTACGGAGACTACAGAATATCCCAAATTTGCGATTCGGATCACCTCCTAAATAAGTGGTAATGCACTAGACGTAACCACTATGGAAGGGCTACTGTCTAAACATGGACGGATATATGACCGAAGTGGAATATGAAGAAGATGTGCTTACTGTGCGCGGGAAAAACAAGGCCGCGCGGATTGCTCTCGCTGGTCCCGATCATGGATCAGGTGATGTCGTGGTTTCCAGAGCAGACATAGCATCGGCAAAGTTTGTGCCAACGCGGCTGGCCGGCTCAGTCAATGGGAACCTCATCATCACTACAACGCAAGGAGAGCGATACCAGCTTCACTTCCGCAAGAAGCAGCAAAGCGACTTTGAAAACCTAGCGCGAACACTCGGGGCGGTGGGCATTAAGTAATTTCGCCCGAGTCCAATTTCTCTTGTCGCTCTCGTGCGCGCTTACGTGCCTGACGTACCTTTGCCTCGCGTACTGGATCAGCGACCTCTGTGGCCTTGGGTCGCGCGGGATGCGCCTCGCCAACTGTTGCCCCGTAAATATCTGCTAATAGATATTCGCTGAGCATCCAGCCCGAACCACCCATTGCGCGTGCGCACGCAGAATCAGGTGGTAGGTGCTCGATGAGTGCTGCGATCTTGCGGGTACTCAGTAAGCGGCGGCCCGTTGCATCCTTGCGCCAGAAGTCGAGTAAATCAACGTGATACACATGTTGTAGGTCTGCTTCCACAGCGTTCGGATGTTCCCGAATCAACCGTAGAAGCAGCGTCAATTTCCCGCTGTATCAAATCCTGCGGCCTCAGCGAAAGCGGTGAAAAGTTCGTTGATCTGTCTGCCCGTCCAATTGTCCATGTTCAGGGATGCCCAGCGTCTCGTACCAACTAATCTGCGGATTGCCTCGACAGCGTGACCATCCTCAAAAGCGAGCAACACGCCCGCCGACCAATCTTGCGCTTCGGAAGGAAACGTGAACTCGTGACCGTTGTATTCAATGGTCGTCGTTTCTGTGCCTTCTGCCTCGATTTGTGCAGCAGACTTCTTGTGATCTTGCGGAGCCTTGATAGCCATGAGCGTGGTTCCTTATCTTGTAAGTTGGCGTGGTTCATAATGTGAAGCAGCGGACGTCGTGAACCACGCCGGAATACGACGCCCGCTGGATTAGTGACTAGCTGACAGTTGCCACGCAAGGAGCGGTCGAAGTGACCCCCGCGTATGTGCAGGAGATCGCCGCGGTGCCAGCCGACACACCAGTGACGTAACCGCCAGGTGCGACAGTTGCTTTCGCTGGGGTGGCAGATGTCCAGTTCGCCAACGCGGAAACGTCGACGGTGGAGGCATCGGAGAGTGTCGCGGTTGCGACCGTGACCTTGATGCCTGCGACAGCGAGCGCCAGTGTCAATGGCGACAAGGCAATGGAGACGACGCTTGGTGCTTCCTGCTCAACGAACAGAACGCCGGCAGTGGTGGGGAATATCGTTGCCATGAAGCCGTACTTGGTGATGTCGGATTCAGTGTCCTTGATGTCGCCGTCCACTTCAACGAGCGCCTTGTACGCCGAAATCAGGCGGTGAATCTTGCCGGACTCATCGCGGGTTTCAAACGCGATCTTGCCTGCAACAGGGCGGGGAGTCACAATGCTGCCCGTAGTCGATCCAGGCCACAGGAGCGCCTTTGTGGTGGCGTTATCTTCGAGTGCAGTGAATTTCGCTGTGTGCTTGAAGTTACGACGGGATGTTTTCGTGAGTGCGCCACCCCAAGCGAAAAAGTCTGCGCTATCAACGTCGCGCGAGTGCGTGAAGCCTTCGTCGCCGTCGAGTAGACCGACGTGACCCCACGAGCCGTTAAAGACTGTAGCGACAGTTGCGGGATTTGTTGCAGCTACGTCAGCCGCAAAGTAGACGTCTGCGTAGGCCCATAAATTGACCTTGTCTGGATCGGATGCCATTGTGTTTCTCCTTCGATAGGGGTTGTGCGGGTGACCCACTCCTGAAGGAGAGGGGGATTGAGGGTGGTGTTATGCGATGACAGATCCGCGCAACATTGCGCGGACGGTAAAGAATGCGAGAGTCGCGGTGGAATCGTTGTCTTTCGTTGTGAGTACGCCGGCGAGTGACTGGTAGCCATTAGAAAGTAAAAGCGCCTCGGCAATGTGCGCCTGTGACTTCGCTGTCGTTGGCGAGTTAGACCAGAGCGTCACGCGAACAGATGCGCGCCAGAGCACCGGATACTCAACCTGAGTGCCGTCCAGACCTACTTGCCAGAACGTCTGTGACGATGTCGTCCAGGATGCGGGGACATTCGTGCCGACCCTGCCGGTGCCGCTTGCGATAGTGCCGCGAGCGATCAGTCGTGCTGTCAGAAAGTCAACAACGATTCGCTCAGCATCAGGTGGAACAGCGAGGATCTGGGTCATGTTTTCGACTTGATCGTGAGACCAACACTGGATGCCGCGCGATTTAAGACGCCCCGCTTGGCCTCAAGTGCGAGTCCAGCGGGATGAGCAATCGACACAGCAGCAGCGCGCCGATCCGTTGTGTAGGCGCGCACCGTGACCGTGGCGTCAATCTCAGGATGCCCGGTTGACACGTTGCCTGCAATAGCGTTTGCTGCGGCATTGACTGCTTGTGCAATCTCGTCGCTGTTAAGAATCTCTGCGATGCCTTTGGAATCAAGTTTGAAACTCATTACGCCACCTTTGAGAGTGTGATGCGATTACGAATGCGGCGCTTACCGAGAAACACAAGGCTGTCATTGTGAACCCTCATACGATCCATTGACTTCTTGTCATTTCGGCACATTGCCACGTACTCAATCCACCCACCCTTAACGATGATCGGTTCGTCCGCAGCAATGAGATGACGACAACCGTTCACTTTCATCCAACGGAGAACATGGTCGATCGCTTGCCTGCTGCCTTGGTTAGTTTCGGTCATGTATGTCATCCGGCACTCCTGACGAGAGCTACTTCAACACCTGGCGCCCATCCCGTAAACGGATTTGTCCACGATGCCGGCTGACCCTCAATGCGGTAATCCACCGAGTCGACAGTGATCGTGTCTGTGTAAACAATGTCTGAGCCGGCAGGTGCGTAAACGGACAAGCCAACAATGACCCCGTTGCGACCACGTTCGACAGGCTCGCTTGAGTACCTGGGAGCAACAGCGCATCCAGTGATATTGGTTGACGTTGTAGTGCCCGAGACAGGGTCGCCGTACTGATCGAAGCCGCCCGGTGATGAACGGACGACAGTAATTGTTGAGCCGTAGAGAAAGCTCATGCCAAAACGATCGCGGACTTAGACTGAATCCACGGTCCAAGAATCGCCTTATCAGATGCAGACAAGAACACTTTACCGCTTGACGCGACATAGGACACTGCGAAAGCGCCAGCCGTTTCCGATTGAACACCTGTCGCTGGGCCACCCATTGTCGCCGCAACCATTCCTGCAACCAGATTAACGATGACAGGTGGAACCGCTGCATTGGTAGTGAAGTCAATTTCTAGATCGCCAGAGACGCCATAGATCATGCGACCCCTGACTGTGTAATCAGTTGCCAAAGTGAGCGTTGTTGCGGTGCCCGTGTATGGATCGATTTGACGCACAGCAATACCAGTTGGCGTTCCCGCGGGGATCTTTACTTTGCCCCGCTCAAAAAGACAACGGCCAATCGTGTAGGTGCCCGAAGCAAAACGGAAACCAGTGTGCGTCGTCACGAATGCCGACGCGAGAATCAGCAAGGATGTTGCTCGCAGGTTCTGGTCTGAGGTAAGGGAGTGACCGAGTGAGTTGCTCACATCGGTCGTAGTCGCAAGGCTCATTGGTCACTCCCTTCCATCAGTGGTTGTGTTTCTTAGGCGGTCTTGATCGCGGCGACAACAAGTCCCGACGCGCGAGTGACCTTCGAGCCGTACAGGTGGAGACCCTTGAGGGCATCACCGAAACGCTTCTCGGGGCGGTACGCCTCGACCTTGTTGATCTGTTCGGCGTAGGACGTCGCAATCGGCGATCCTGCGTAACCGAACTTCGTGGCACCCGCAAGAACGATGTCTGCGGATGTTCCAGCGGTTGCGCCTTCGATGCCCATTGTTGCGACAGTTCCATCAGCGTTGACGGACACAATCAGACCTGCTGCGCCAGTGATGCGCGTGCCTGAAACGCTGAGACCAACATCGCCTTGAGTGAACGTTCCAGCCGCGGCGGTGAGGGTCTTGGCAGTTGTTGCAACAGTGACTGTTACCGCGATTGCGCGAGCAGCAGCACCTGCGTTGTTTGACTTGAAGATGGTAAAGCCGGCGGCCTCACCAATGATTCCGTTGCGCAGGGAATTTGAACCTGACTCGTTGACCTTAACGAAGCGTCCGTCGAGCTGGAGTTTTCCGTATGCGGCTGGGGAAACGACCGCAAATCGGCCCTCGGTCGGCACGTTTGCCTCGTCGAGACTGACCCCAGCGGGGACCAGAAAAGCGTCGTAGACATTTGTTGCCGTGGTGGCGTCAATGACTCCGAGAGGGTTGCCCGCGGCAAGCCGCATCTTCTTAGCAACATACAAGTCTGCGACGTCACGCAAACCAAAGGCTGCGCGCTGAGCTGCCTCAGTCATAAGAGCGCCGCCGTTTTTGACCTGTCGCATGTCAATGTCATCAATTTGGAAATTGAATGACTTCGCTTGATCGATGAGAAGGGTTAGGTCCGCATCAGTCAACGTCTCAACGTCGCCAAGGTCTGTGTCCTTGACGTAATCGCTGATTGTTGGATCAGCGACACTGACGATGTGAACGGTGTCACCTGAGTTGGCGATTTCACCCTCGTAATTTCGATTCGAGCATTGAGGGCCAGCGAACACGAGTGACTTTTCAAGAACGCTCAGAAGGGTGGATGCCCATACTTCGGGCTGGAAATTTGTTATTGCCATGATTGGCCTTTCTGGTAGGTGGGTTTACCCGCCGAGGACTGTCGCTAGACGTCCCTCGATGCGGGCTGTTTCAACTGCGGCGTAGTCCTTAGATGCGAACAACGCCTTCATTTCGGATTCGGTCATTTGCTTCTTGCCAGATATGTCAGGGCCACGATCGCCGCCGCCAAAATCGGGCTTGGCTGGTGTGCCTTTGAACGCAATCAATGCGTCAGCAGATGATTCGAGTTCTTCTTTCGTGCTGCCACTGAGCAGATCCGCGGGGATACCTTTAGCCGCTGCCACTTCGGCGCGAATAGCTCGCGCTTCAATCTCGGCAACCTTGGATTCCGCTGCGGTCGCCCTGTCGGCGGCCTTCTGCAACTCGGTTTTGCTTGCTTCTTCAAACTCGTCAAACTTCTTGGCCTTGTCAGCATTCGCCTTGGCCGAGTCCTCATGCTTACGCGAGAACGCTTTCCACTTCGCAACTTCTGCCGCGAGATCCGCTGATTCCGAATCCGAACTAACAGGATCGGGAGTTGGTGCAGGATCAGAAACAGGTGGAACAACTACTGGTGGTACTGGTGGTGGTACTGGTGGTGTCGCATTATCTTCATTTTCCTTTTGCATGGCGTGTCTCCCATTCGGGTGTGTTTTGCCCATTGCGGGCAGTCCTCGCGGCGTTGCGAGAAAATCAGGTGATCGAGGAAGGTCCAGTGAAGTGCTGGCCTGCGCGGACAAGTGTTGGACCGTATTCGCCGTGTTCCTTTGTGACCACTAACTTGCGGTAGTCAGGTGCTCGCGCGCCACGATCAGATATGCCGAGTTCGTTCTCAACAGCAGTGTGGACAGATTCGAGTCGGTCACTCGCGCCTTGAGAATCGAACGGATTAGCATTAGTGATCGGTGAAACTCCACACGAACAGCCAGGGTGGATCGGCATGAGATCGCCACGACTGTAAATCTGTGTCGACGCGACGTAACACAACGCGCATGTCTTTGTGCCAGTTACGTCACGAGTGAAGCCGCGCACGCGAGCATCACGCGAAAGCACACTCTGCGAAGTGCGCGTTTTGGCGAGCTGCATATCGGTACGAACAATGTCCACGAGCCTCGCCTTGCCAGCAGAAACCGCTGCATCAAATGGCTTTTGCTCAGAAAGGCTCGTCCAGACTGTTTGAAAAGGACGCTTATACACTTCATCGGCAGGAACACCACGAAGCGCCGCTGTGTTAATGGCACCCTGCGGTTTCACTGCTTCGCCGAGCATTAGAGACAATGTGCGCGCAAGGTAGGAGTCTGTGAGTGCTGACATTTGTGTGCCGCCTGCTTTGATAACTGGAACGACCCTGTTAAGAAAACGAACCATGTCGGCTTCTCTGTACGCACCCGCTGCCCACTGTGTCTTGGCGTAAGCCTCAACGCGATCACGGATAACTTTCGTCTGCCCCGCGTAAACCCGTTGCAGGTTGTCAATCGCCCGAAGGTCAGGCTTGCGCTGTGTCACTAGTCACGGAAATGTCAGGGATCGGCAGGGCAAGTGAAGCATTGAGTGCATCAGATGCGCGCTCAGTTTCTAACTGATCCACGCGGTCGCCGGAAAACTGCCAAATGTCGGTCATGCGGGTTCGCCAAGGGAGATCCTGCGCCTTTGTTGCAGCGTCTGCCTTCTCTGCGAGTGATTGGCGCTCAACAGGTAGCCACAGCACTTCAATATCAACAACGATGCTGGACTGCCCGCGTTCGATAGCCAAGGCTGCACCCATCGCGCGTGCAAGTGGGGACGATGCGCGAACAACTCTGTCGCCGGCCTTAAACGTCAAGCCTTCCTTGGCGAACGCTGCACCCTCTGCGGACTGGTTCGCACCGTCGGGGATAAGTGTTGACATCGGGGTCCGACTTACTGCTGCCAAATGTGTGATGTCGTCTTTGTTTGCCGAGAGTGAAGCCGTGATGTCTGTTTGCGATGACTCCCACAACTTGACGCCATCTGGCAACTGCCACAGTGCGCCCGGACCCGGCTTGAATAGTTCCTTGTAATCGATTGGGTTGCCTTCGTCGTCCTCTGTGGGCAGGCTTCCTTCAACTGCGCGCTGACGATAAGCCTGCATCGCCGTAATGACGAGGCGTTGCAAAATGTTCCAGTTGATCCGATCAAGAATGTCTGTGTGTGTCTCGAACTCGCCCTTGCCTGAGCGATTAACAAAAGGAAAGACAGGGACGAAATCTAGGCCGGTTGCATTACCGTGAGATCCGTCATCGTTAAGGAATGGAACCCAACCACCTGCAATGCCGCGGATGGGAACTCCGTAGGTTTGTGTGAGAGAAACATTCGTAAGCGGGCGAACGTAAGGAAAGACAGCGCCTGGTAAATGTAGGAAAGCAAAGTCCGAGTTTTCAATCTCGTCGCGGTACACCTTTAGGCCGGCGCGCACTTGGTTGGGCCTAGATGCTGACTGTTCCGTGATTGCCTGCTCGGGGCGCTCGCATGACACCAGCGCTTTCCCTGTCGACTCCTCGCTAACAATCAGGTAACCAGCAGAGAGACCGATCATGTCGCGCAGAACGTCAGAAATGCCGAGTTGTAACTCGTTGCGCTTCCAGATTGCACGCAACTGGTCGTCATCCTCAGACGCGCCGGCAACAGAGAAGCCAGAAGGAATCATCCGCTCGCACACGGCGTCGACAATGAGCTCACCAAAGTTTGTCCGTGACTTGCGCTGGAAATCCTTGTACGCATCTCGGCATCCGTCGGCACCTTCAGGAAGCGGGGCGTCGCCGTCCATGTAAGAACGCAAGATTGCGATGCGACTTGCGCGAACATCCATCGCCTGTGCGAGCCGATTGAGCCACTGGTCAGGAGTCAGTGCCATAGGTGACTCCTTTCAAAGTTAGCGGAGACGTCGTGGTGCGCTGCTGGTTTTCTTTTTTCCGATGCCCTTAGCAATAGCGTCAATGCGACACTGCCAAGCGAGCGTTGCGGCGATAGCGCCGTCGATCTTGTCCTCAGAATCAGGATGCTGTTTAGATATTTGGACAGTGCCGTTGCGGATCTTGCGGCGCGCATTCAATAGGTGGCGAGTGAGGACGCTTGACCCGTCATAGGTCATTTCACCCTCAACGATTGCTGTGTGAAACTGTCCAAGAGCTTTCGACACAAGATAGGAGCGGCCACCAGTCATCCACCAAGTGATCGGGTGAGCAGATGTGCCGACCTTGAGTTGCTTGTGAAATAGTGCTTCCCAATCAGCCACATAGGATTCCCACATTGCAGGGTCGGCGTAGAAACCAACCACATGATGTTTCTTGAACGTTTCCTTGACTACCGCGTCAACTTCGGCTGTGGGAACCTGCCATTTATCAACGTGATCGGGATGCTCCCAAGAACCAATGTGGAAAATGTGACCGTCTTTGACGGTGCAGCCCACTAGAACGGTTGCGTCCGTCTTGCCTCGGGTGCGGCTGCGTGAACCGTCGAAGCCAAGAACAATCGGCTCGCTCCGAGTAACTACCCTTGGCTCATCGCCGCGCTTAGGTCCGCACGCCAACAATTCAGGACTCGACAACCACGAATTACCCGCGTGTGTTATCTGGTTGAGAAAGTCAGAGCGCGAGACTTGAACGTCAGACGTCAAATCCCAAATCGTTGAAACTAAATGGTCCAAGTCCATGTGCCCAGGTGCGCACGGTGGTTCGTGGAGAACACAACCAGCAGGATCGGCAGAAGCGTCGCCGTAAGTAAAGCGCAAACCAGCAATAAGAGACTCGCGGTCGAATAAATCCGTGTCAGCCAAGGCTTCGCGGTGATCGTAATGCAGCGCCGTGTCTTTCGCTCGACCCTCTTGGATCGCGGCCCATGATGCCGCCGATTCTTCGGCGACCGAACCTTCGCCAGGAATGAAAGCGTTTGGTGACTCGATGAAACTGCCGCCCGTTTTGGCTGTGTTGTTCTTTACTTTTTGGTAAAGGTTCAAGCCGCCGTTTGACGCGACCCATTCTTCTGTTTGGTCCAATACCGCGAACACAGGGCGGTTGCCCTTCGTGCTGCGCGGCGAAGATGTGATCGGTTCAATGCGACCGCGTGGAAGGCTGACGAATGTGTCAAGAATCTCTGTGCCGGGATAGTTCTTTACCACTGGACCAGCGCCCATTTCTAAAAGCGGCGACCATGTGTTCTTCGTCTGCTTCTCCGAGACCGCAAGAATCTGGACAAGTGGCGTGCGTACTGTTGACCACGGCTTACCAACCGGCTGTCCGTCCGAATCCCAGCCATCAGGAACGACAGGGCCGAGTGCTTCGACCCATGCGAGCGCGGCAAGAAACGGGGACTTACCCCAGCCACGCGAACGGGAAATTACGCCGCGGCGACACTTTCTTTTGCCCGTAGCAGGGTTGAGCTCGTAAAACCTGAGAACGAAATCCTCTTGCTCAACATAGAGCGAGAACGGCTCATACTCCGGTCTGTCAGGTGCTGCAAGATTGTCTGCAATCCAATCGATGACTGCGTATCCGAGTGTCGGAATCTCACCCGGAAATGTTGGCTTCCACGGCACAACTCACCCACCCAAAACTTTCGAGTCTGGCACAGCGTGAAGCCCGCCACGTCGAGCGCGAGCGTTAGTGGGTGCTGGTGCTTCGACAGTAACGGGAGCATCGGGTGTTGCGTCAAAGAATCCTTGGCGTTTGCGATCATCTGGATAGCCACCAATTTTAGCGATCCGCTGCCGCAACTCGGGGGCAACCTTTGTGTCACCTTCCCAGAATTCAGCGTGCAGCAATGCAATCTCCAAAGCTGTAAACCAGTCAGTCTCGGTCCATCCCGCAGCCATCTGCGATCGCCCCCACGCTGCCCACCACGCAAACGTGATTTTAGGCCACGCAACTCGGACCATGCGGCCATCCACATTGCGAACCATGCGAACAGGCAGTTTCGGTTGACTCGCTGGTGCAGCCTTCATACGAGTCGGTGGGATCGCCGGCTTATTGGTGCGCGCGCGAGTAGATGGATCTTTCGGAGCAGGACCTTTTCCAGCCATGATGTACCTCCCGTGTCGGGAATGAAAGACTCATTCCCGTGTCGGGATTAAGTCGGTTGAAGTTGGAACGCCGAACCAGTCACGCGAATAAAGCGCGCTCTCGTGTAACGCTCAAAACCAGAACGTCGAATGCCAGGAGACTCGGGTGCAGAAACGAAAATGTGCAGACCGTCGCCGGAATGCGAAACCTCTGTGAAAAGGATCGGCTCAGAAATAGCGGCGAGATGCTCCGATGCGGAATTGGTTAGTTGCCCGTCGATCAACGCGTGATCCAAGTCGTAACAGCCAATGCCATTGCCAAGCATGATGCCGAAACCGTCGCCGGCAGTTGACGCCTTGGCCTCTGAGTAACTGGACCACGTTAAAGGGTTGGTGCTTGAAGCGGGTGAACCGTCGCTACGGATCGGGCGCTTGCTATCCGCGCGAGTCCAGCAATTCCGCGACGTCATTTCGACCGGAAGATTCCCACGCGCTCGTCGAGCTGCGACTCGGCACCGATTGGAACAGAAACGGGCAGCGGGACCGTGAGATTTCAGCTCAAGAGAAACGTCGCACCGCTCGCATCGCATGACACGATTCTACCATTGATAGCAACGGTTTTCATGTTTTCGAGTGTGCGGAGTGCATCTATATCGGGCAATCTAAGCGGTTAGTTTGGTCTGTGGTTGTAGATGATTCGGCGGGGCGTGAAAGCGGCAGACTGTGCGACGTCGAAGCGTATTTAGGGCAGAAGTTCCAGACCCGTAGGCGAAGCGAACGGCAGCACCTTAAGTCTGCGCGATGCACCGGGTGGGGGGTTGCCCCCTGGGGGTCACAGAAGCCCTGGATGTACCTCTGGTGCACGTTGTGCTTTCGTAGCCCAGCGTGCGGCTTGAGTCTCCATGCGGCTCTTGTGTCTATGGCAGGGCTCGCACTTGCCGCCGTGGTTACTGTCGTCTGCCGTGCTGGCATCACCGCCGAGGCTGATGGGAATTATGTGGTCGTCCTGTGTAGATTCCCTGTAGCATCCGTGCTCGTTGCATTGTGGACAACCGGTGCAGCGGCACACTGGATCGCGGTTGAGTATGCGGCGGCGTTGCGCTTGCGTTCCTACTGGCCTTCTTCTTCCCCAAGGATTCTGACCCACTGTCTATCCGATCAGCTCAACGCTGACATCGCTTTCCTTTGTTTTTAGTCGCTGATCAAGTACGGCGTTGAGATACGCCTGCCAAGCAGCTCCGCGTTCATCTGCTGGAACCTGGTTCAAATGGGTTAACGCCTCATCAACGTCAACGATTGCTGC